CAAGAGTATTTACGACAGTGGCCTTCAAACCATTCGAATTCGTGACAACAGCTGCCTGCAAACTGGTGATATTTGGAATCGCTGAGTTGTTGGCGTAGTTATCATTGATCTTTACGTACGCATAGTTGTTATCAAAAGAGAACGCGCAACCTTCTACGACAGAACCATCCTTGAACACAAATCGACCAAACTTGTCGATTTGATCCTGCATGATTGTCTGCATCTGATTGAGTTCTCGAGCCTGTACAGCCACAGCAGGCTTATACAGTACGCGATAAAAATTCTTAGTCTGATCGAAGTCATCAAAATATGGCTTACGAGAGAGGTCTGTGTCTAGTGTCATTGTGTTCCTCTTAGATAATAAATCGGCCGTCTAAAAAATAAATATTTCAGAATTGAATGACTAATTTAATTTCTTCTTTATTGGTTTTAGTTCTTGTCACAGGAGAGAAATTTTCAACATAGATAACTTTTCCTGACTCTCTAACTAATTCTGGATATGCGATCAACGAATACGAATTACACTGACCAACAGCGCCAGAAGTCTGTCCAACGATATTATATGCACCAGCCTGAAACCTATTTGCCCCGTTTACATCATGAAGCATAAGAACTGGGTAAGTCGCACTTAGTGTAGCATTAGAACTCAGTCCATTATTTATAATGTGTCCAGGAACAAAGCTCAGCCCTTGACTAACGCTTGTGAGTTTGATATATGTTGAGTTAGCGAAAGTAATAATGCCGTTTGCATTAGATGTCGCATCAGTCAATACCTGACCAGAAGTAAATGCGCCGGTATTGGCCGTGAACGTAAGGTCAAGCTCATTTGTTGTAGTGAATATTCTGCCGTTGGCGCTGCTTGTTGCCTGCTGTACATATTCAGTGTTAGAAAATGCTCCAGTGTTTGAAGTAAGAGTAAGTCGCAAAATCTGGTTGAAATTCAATCCGAACGTACTTGTTACGTCTCTTGATCCGTTTGCTGTCGACATAGCGCCGACGATAGCATATGCATTTACTGAGCTATCGACAAGAGTATCGCCCGTAACAAATCGACCGACCACGTTACTCATCATTAGCTCAGTGTTTGAAATTACCAATGTGACTTCGCCGGTCGCTCCCGATGTTGACTCTGAAACGAATTCAGCAGTACTGTCGTTAGTTACCTGAAAATAATTAACAGCTGCTGAAGCCACGTTTGCTGTTGTATTAGAATAGTAGCTTTTTATCTGAGCATTAAATACAGCGAATGTTCCAAGAACATTTTTGAGTTGTAAGAACGTCGAGTTTCCACCAACCACGACGCCAGCTGCATTTGTGCTAGGCTGAACGACTACTTCGTTGGCTACCCAGTTAGTGATGCTGTTGCCTGTGCTCGTTACTTTATTGTTGATGCCAAGAGATATTCTATCGAAATTACTCAGTGTGACACGAACATCAGCAAATTGTGGATTCTGAATTATTCCTGCTCTTCTATATGATCCATAAGTTGGGAAAAGGAAATTTTCATTCACCCCTATATCAAGGGTCTTGTTGATGCCCAAGTAAATTCCACCAAGCTCTGTTACGGCATCATACCCATGACCATTGATAGGAGAAACAACAGCAGCGGCAGTAGCACCAGAACCATACTGACCGTTAGCATAAATTGATACGATAGCATACGTATACCCAGTACCAGGATTGATAATAGTAGCGCCAATAATAGCATTTGACGATCCAATCGTTGTGTTGACGACGCCAATAGCAATAGCGTTAACACCATCGCCGGAGATATTTACTGTTGGTCCAATCTGATATTCAGTCTGGTCGTTTGGAAGGGTAGTGGCTCCAGACAATGTCGCTATGCCTGTATTTGATCCATTCAGATAAAAATTGATTGGCTGGCCAAGTAAGAACGTGCCGGAAGGGTTGTTAATAATGATGTTTGGCGTGGTGTCAATCGAATCAATATAGTTTCTTTGGCTTGAAGATTCGCCAAGGATGTACAGTCCAGTAGTCCAAGAACCTGCGACAGCTGACAAATAAACAGTAGAAGAATTAGAAAAAGCAACAGTGGCGTTGGCGCCTTGGTTAGTGTTCGATGAATTTACCAAGTTAACTTTTTCGCCTACAGTAAAATATATTCCTGGAATCGAAGGAGAAGAAATCGTCAGTTTCTTCGAAGTCAAATTAGTATTCGCCACAATACCATTGGCGCCTGTTACTGTTACTGAAGATATTTCAGCGGCGACAGGAAGTTTGTAATGATTTAACCCTGTAAGAGTATTTGCCATGTTGACATCAACCACAACCACAGTGGTATTGACTGACGTAACACGACGAATATTATTGTTTGATACTGAGCCAACGCGAATATAATCACCAATCGAATATCCATTAGCAGTATCGGTAAATTGAGTGCCTGTGTTTGACGCAATCCAATTATTACTGGCTGTGATGTTTACTGTTCCTGGTTTTGATGCTCCATCCTGACTAGCGTCACGAATTGGATATGTCAGAGAGAACGTAGTATTTGTTGTTCTTTTTACAACAAGAGTCGATGAATTCGCCGTCCATACTGTACCAACAGCACCAGTTTCCGATTGAATCACGGTGATACCTGGATTGAAATAACCGTTGTTTGCAGTCAGCCAATACTGAACATAATCATATGCCTGCGATGCAGTATAACCAAGGGATACAGTACCAGTTGGTGCTGATGAAAAATCAAGACGCGCATAGCTGTTGAATGGAGTGCTTGTGCTTACGCGAATTTGTTTTGAGGCGCCATTAGAGCTTTGAATTTGTCTAATCTGACCAGAGCCCCATCCAGCTTTAAGATAAATTGACGAGTTGGCGTAGTAGTTGTCAATTGATGAAGATGTCGTTGGAAGCTGAATTGTATATGAGTCGACAAGCTTGTAAATAAACCCAGACTCATATACCTGATAGTTGTTACCGCCATTTGTGATAACGATAGCGTCGATTGATCCTGGAATAGTGTTGCCTTGAACACTAGCGTCTGTGACCACAGGAACATATGTGCTTGATGTGAATTTCGTATTAGATGTCGCGTCAATGGTATACATGTACTTCCAAACATATCCATCGCCAGTAGAAAACGTACCAGTGCTAGAAGTAAGAGTAGGTTTGACTGTTGATGCTACTCCGAAGTTATTGTAAATGCATTTATAAATCTGATACTGATCAGTCATGACATAAAACTGTTTGGAGTACAAATCCGAATCATCCTGATTGTACGCAGTATAAACAGTGTTTGATGTCCAGTTATATCTTGGAATAAGCGGAGAAAGGTCTGTTGACGTCAACAGTTTGCCGAACATCATGTCGTCGTACACAGTCTGTTGAATTTGATTCAACGATCCGTTAGCGACAGGTGGGCTTGAATCATTCGTCCATGAATATGGGCGTCCGACAAACACATAGTATGCGTTTTTGGTGTTGGACACCTGGTCGATAAATGTGTTTACTTGATTAACATAATGATTGATGGTCAGTACTGCCATATTTTCCGTCCGACTTTTTTATATTTATGATTGCGTTACAGAGAACTGAATTGGCACAGATTGAGATCCAAGCTGCTGCCTTTTGAATTGATACTTACCAAACAAAGCAACGCCTGTTGGGTGCACTAATTCTTTAACCAAAGTTTCATACGTCGAGAGCATTCTCTGAGCTACAATTTCATATGAGTAATTTTGATAGTAGTAGCTGTCTTGAATCTTGATTATGTCGCTCAAAAATCCATCGTTCGTTTTCCACTTACCGTCACCAACTCCATCAGAATCAACGATCGAAGAACCAGTTACGACTACAGAAGAATTGGCCCCGGAAAGCGTCACTGTTTCGCCAGGAATAAATCCGAATCCTGAATTCATTACTTGAGCTGCTGTAACTACGCCCTGAGCAGAACTTACCAATACGTCAACAACAGCGTCATGGCCTTTATAATTTCCAGTACCCAACCCATCATCAATTTTCAGAGCAGCAATATCAGGCTCAATAATATCAACATACGGAGCGCTTGAGTATCCTGTTCCTGGGTTGATGTTTGATAAGAAAGCGATCGTTCCGGCTGTTAATGTTTTATAAGCTAGAGCGGCATTGATTTTTGTATCAAGGTTTGTCGCTAGAGTGGTTCTTGATGGGAAATGCCAATCGGTAAGACTTACTACTGATGTTATCGCTGCATTGGCCAGATTGTTGTTCGCGTCGATAAGAGTTTTAGTAGGAACAAAAACAGGCGAACCAGATGATACATTGGCAACAACAGCCGATGTGTCTGTGCTGAATATGATGGCGTTGCCGGTCAATGTAAGCTTGGTTGGCGTGCTGGTCAGCGCGATGACGCTAGCCGTAGTATTGCTTGTAAACACAGCGCCAATTACTACGTTGGCATTATTAAGATCGGCCTCTGAACCGGTCACCCATATCTGAGTATTGTCTGAGTTATATACGTAAAGGTTTGCGACTCCAAGAGTGACGTTCGCAAACTTCTCGCCAACCACAGGATTATTCGCAGAAATATATGAACATTCAAGCAGCTTTACGTTGGCAGTAGATTGTACTGTATCTCCGGCCGTAAACGCAACAGCATGAGTGTTTGTGTTTATCTGTATCTGAGTTTGTAAAGTGGTTCCGGTATATCCGCTGATGTAATCGGTGTTAATGTAAACCACTTCTTGATTTACCAATCCACCAATTTTGAAAGAAGCGCCAGTACCACCCCCACCAAACACACTCGATATCGTAGCAGTACTAGTGCCATTTGTTACAGTATGACCAGCAGCAAAAGAAAGACCAGCAGAAAAATTGATCAGCTGAACGAACGTGCTGTTAGCAAAAGTCACAGTACCATTAGCATTTGTTGTGGTATCATATATGCTAGTGTTTACAGTGAATGTGTCTGTTGAACCTGTCAGCAGCAGATCAGTCGTAGTAGCTACTGTGACTACAGCATTCACGCTGAACCCAGATCCACCATTGGTTAAAGTGAAATTTACTTTACCATTTTCATTAGTGATAGCTGATACTCTAGCTTTTCCTTCAAGGCCCGATCCAGTTACGTTCAGGATATCTCCAACATTATAATCAGATCCGCCCGATTCAACTGCTATGGCCGTCAAAGATCCGACGACTCTTGGCGCATTGGTCAGAGTAATCAACTTGTTGCCGCTGCTATCAACAACACCATCGCACAGGATCAAATCGCCGTATTTAAATATGCCATCGATGCTTGAAATGTATATCACGTTGACGATTCTGTTGTTGATTAGTTTTTGAGTAACTGTTTCAACAACAGCAGCAGCATCACCAGAGGCGTTACGAATGCCTCTGCCAATCATATTTACAAGATACTGACAGTCTGTTGTTTCAATGTAATGTGGAATTTCCCATGTACCGTCGGATGGTTTGAAAAGAAAATTTCCTGGGATGTATATCTCAATGCTCTCATTAAACAGTAACTGAAACAGAAGCTCGTATGCTCTCTGAGTTCCTTTAGTTCTGTATAGCTCAAGAATATGCTTGACGAGTAGTCTCTTGTCCGCTATAATAGACTCTGAGAGGTTATGAATATAAGTATTCTTGAAGTACTGAATGAATGCTGTTTCAGTTAAATCAATGTCAGCATAGTCCATAAGCGATCTGGATGCGTTGATGGTCTGACCAGTCTGTTCCATCCATTCATAATAAGCCTTGACGAACGCGACATAGTTCGGTCCATCCTCTTTATAAAACGCAGGAAACTGCTGAGGAATGAACGTCGAGATTACTTTTTCAATAGACATCTTAGATGCTCTTTACAGTGATATTGATTCCTTCGGCGGCATCAATCTCCATCAAGTCATTTTCTTTCGCGTATATATTTTGATTTATTGGAGTCGCGTAAAACTTCAGTGATGATTCAGTTACAAATCCACTGATGACAATTTTAGCTAACTGAATCAGTCCAGATGTATAGTCGATGGTTCCGGCCAGGGTGTAAGATTCATACCCTGGCGTTGTCACATTCTTTAAGTAGACAGCGTTGGAGCTGTTATTAATTGTGACAGTACCGTTGTTATTTTGTAGAATGGTGAACGTGTTATTGTTAGGGTTAAAATCAGTATAGGCATATACGTTACCACCAGAGATAAACTGAGTTGTGTATAACGAACCAGCAGTCACAGGATTGCGAAAATTGACGTCAACGTATACGTCAGTGTTTAGCTCCGGAGAGATATCCTTACGCATGACTACTGTGGTTTCATTGCTGCTGATTGATGGGTCGGCATCATTAATCGCTGCTTCCAATCTCGACAGCTTGAATTCGATATCAAAGTCGGTCAGATAAGCAGTGTTATATGTGAGTACGGCATTCGACACAATGTTTTGTATGTCATATGCAGAATATGTAGTTGAACTTGGATTATACTTGACAGTAGTATTCACAATAAGATACAGGAAGTCTGGATCAATAACTTTTGGTTTGATACCCAGAGTACACTTGTTTGCTAGGAACGCTTCGATCTCAGCTTTTTCCGTGTTCGATAAAGTAAACCCTGAGTATGATACAGGAGAAATAAACACCTTACCAAACTGCACAGAGCTGCTAACTGTTTCGCCACCAAACACATGAACAGTCTTAACGTCGCTGAATTCTTGTAGGATCATCGTCTTGAAATCGTTTTGTGTGATAGCTCTATCCTGAGTTTGGTAATGCCTTGGTGCGTTGAAACGAATAGAATCGACAGTTTCGGCGTTAGCTCCGCCGCTGCCAGCAGTTACTACAGTAATGGTAGGGTCGATGACTGAGCTGAAACCGTTGTATATGCCTAGATTTGTGTCCAGGTTAAAATTGGTAGTACCATTAGCATCGGTGCCGTATGATGCTCTGTATGTGACGAATATCAGAGATCCATTTTTTGGAATTCTTCCGAACACACCATCACCAAACACCACTTCATATTTGTTATCTTCAGCGCCCTGTAAGAAATATATGTCTGACGCTGCGTTCAATCCATATAGATTATCCGCCTTAGTGAATATCGTGTTGGTCTGACCATTGTTTTCAATAACAGTAACAGCTACTGATCACGTATCAATGCTTTTGCTGCTAAGAACGTAACGCAGGTTTTCGATTGAATTGTTGATGATGTAGCTATCGGATGAATTTACGCCCTCACTCACCACGAAATTGTTGGCCGCGAATTTACCACCGGAAGGATACAACACAGTAGAAGTTGTTGATAAAAACGTGTATGTGCCGTTGGCATTTTTTCCGGTAAACTTGGTGCCAACAGGGATACTGAATGTACTCAGTCCGGATTGTGGGAATGACAGGTTCAACGTAGCCTGTGCCGATTTGATTGACTTTGGTGTGTAGTTGAGTTCCTTGGCCTTTGACACTACGCTGTTTCTGAGCTGAGCCGAATCAAGAAACATTTCCGATGCTACCATGTTCAGATAGAATGCATTTAGATGAGTGTTGTATGATAGTATATCAAGCAGAACGCTGATGTTCGAGCCATTGAAATTGTAATCGGCGAATTGTGGCTGCGCCTGCAGGTATGATTTTAGATTGGACTTGATCCCATCGAAATCAAGAGCAACGAGACTGATAGAGTTATTTGCCATTTATCTTGCTCTTTTTAGGAAAAGGTTTAGCGACTGAATTGCAGTAGTATTTATTATGGAAAAAACAATATTAACAACAACTCTGTCGTTTTCTGTATCTGATATTGCAGTGACATTGAGCAGAGTTACTCTTGGCTCGTTGTTGGTTATTGTATTGGTGATATAATACTGTATGCTGTCAAGAGCTAATACGTCGTTCGGCTCAAATAGAGCTCTGTCGATTTCACATCCGATCGTGGGCTGAAAAAATCTCTCGCCGATCTTAGTCAGCACAAGCTGTCGTAGTGACTGTTTGATAGCTTGGTCGTTTTTGATACTGATCACATCAGCTGTGATTGGATGCGGCGTGAGATCGTAAAGAAAATCAGAAAACAGATCGGGCGTTTTCTGTAGCTGAGTATAGTTATCGGCTCTCGTTGACATTCGTTATCCCTATGCCGTTAGAATTGGATAGATAGTATTTACAGTGGCCAGAGGTGTTTCAAGATTAACCTTAGTTTGTGAATTTAGCTGAACCGAACCGTCCAAGAATGGGATTAAACTATTTCCAATTCCAGCATTTACCTGCGCACCAAGAACACCAGTAACAGAAGCCAGACCACCAGCAAGGACGCTAGCCGACGCGCCAGCAGTAATAGAAGCTGAACCACCAGCGGTCATGCTAGCTATTCCGCCAGCATTCATTGTGATATCCAGAGCAGCAAAAAGCGAAATAATACCAGTAGGCGTGTTCAGAAAAATAGACCCAGCATCAACAATGAAAGTGCCACACTTGATATGGAATATGCCGTTGTTCATCATCTGAATGTTTTGTCCAGCAGTGACATTCCAATCCAACCCGATCATTTCATTTTTCACTAGACCGGTGCTGTTCGTTTCATATAGACCAACATTTTTTTCTGAATTGAGGCCGATATCGATGCTTTCTTTGCCCCCAACAATTTCATATTTATTTAAAACTACTGTAGTTGATTTTGAACCTTTGACTGTTTCTGTGTGGTCTCCGCCAACTCCAACAATTTTTGAGCCACCAATAACCTGTCTCGCGTCGCCTTGTACGTCTTCGTTTGATGTGGCGCCAACGAACACGTCTTTGTGACCTTCGGTAGTCTCGGCGAAACTATCCTGTGTATAATAGAAAGACTTGGCAACATTAACCTGAGTGACATTACCAGTTTGGTCCATCTCGACGTATGAACCTTTGGTGTGCATCATACGTAGGCTTTCGGTTCCTGGGGTATCATTGATATGAATCTCATGACCACCACGAGTTACTGTCGCTTGGTTGTATGGGTAGCTAGCAGCGAATTTAGAAGGCGGTACTCTGAAATTATCTGTCATGATATATTATCCTTATGATGTTGCCACGAGATGGAATATTTTTTGCTGAGCAGTCATTAGCTGAGACTGAATAAAACTTGCTACTGGAACGAACGTACTTGTTGGCGGAATTAGAGAAGCCGGAATATTAGCGTTGAACGCTGTATTCAGAACTATGGCCAACTTCGGTAGCAGGGTTGCAACAGCAGCAACGCCAACAGCGCCTGCAGCAGCAGCGCCAACAGCTCCGGCGATACCAGGACCAAGCACCGAAGTTAATGCTGCTACTTGACCAAATCCTAGGGAGGCAGTAACTGTTGAAGTTAGAGTGGTCAGATTCAGATTTCCGTTGATCAGCGAAGTAGCGATGTTGGTTGTGAAATGGTCCTGCGTAGCAAACTGAATATGATCCTGAGCAGAAGTATAGTTGGGCTGGCCATTTCTTGGTGCGTAGATCGTTTCGTTAGTAGAAGCATTTTTGTACACGATATATCCAGGGAACGGGTCGTTACTTGAATACTGCTGGGCAAATCCATTCGGAATAGTTTCTACGACTGATTCGGTTGGTGGTTTTGCTGATGTATCGGTAGCTACGCTGGCAGCGGGTGCAGTAGGAACGGAACCAATCAAATCATTCACACCATTCAACGCAGAGTCGCCAAGGTTATTTAGAGAAGTTAACGCCGTGTCAGTGATTGCGTTTACCGAGCCAGTTATCGTACTAGCGGCAGTATTCAGATCATTGATCACTGAAGCCATAACAAAATCTACGCCATCGAATAATGACTGGTTGATCAGATTGACTCCGCAGATTTTGATATTTAATGCGGCGATCAAGCTCTGTATGTTTTTGGCAGCCGACACTGCTTGGTTCAGCATGGCGAGAACTTTGAACAGTCCGAGTTTAGCAGCTAGTGAAAGCAAGGCATTCTTGATCGCGTTGATGATCATATTCTTCAGCGAGCCAAGGATACTCATGATCGTCTTGACGATGTTGATATTTGAATTGAAACATGGAAGAGCTGAATTCAATGACAAAGGATCAGTACTAAACAAAACGCTCAGAATATCCTTGTTCGTTTTGTCAGCTGATGCCGTCGTTGGAAAATTGCTATATTTTAGTCCATCTCTAGTTACCATACATGCATTGACGCCTGAAGTGACGGCCACGCTTGTTACGTTCGCTTTACCGGAGTCGATGTCGGCAATAGAACCAGCTCCGCCAACAACTGATCTTGTGTTGTTTGGAACGCCACTCGCAGCACCAGGAGTGCTTCCGCCAGCAGCAGTGTTAACCGTAGGATGACCGTCTGTTGTTGACCCAGGAACAGAGTCTCCAGCTTTTGGTAAAGAAGCGAAAACAAGCGGAGTTTGACGAGATAAGTCTGCCCACCATCCAACAACTCTAGATCCAACAATAAGCCCAACAGGAGCTGTTCCCATTCTTCCCCACGCAGCATTAGTTATTGGAACTGAAATTTGCGCCCATGGCAAATCAGCATCAGCAATATACTCTCCGTTGCCGCCAGCTACTCCATGTAAACCATCAATTCTTACTTGTACTCTTCCAGATTGATTTGGGTCATTGACGTTAGTTACTTGCCCAAACCATGGGGTTGTTGGCGAAATAGAACCTGTCATTGGATACCTCCATTATATTTGCCCTTTAAGCACTCGATAACGCATGTGTATCTTGGCTGTTCGCCAAACGCATCAATTTTGTGGTGGATTCTAGCGATCAAGAATTTACCGCTGATCAGATCATCCTCTGTTCTTGGCCCAGTAAATCCATTTTTGTTTGGTATCGTACAGGTTATCACAGCTCCAGCCGTTAATACTGGATCTCCAGGAACGCGGATCTTGATTGAGTTTTGTGATAAGTCGGCGATGAACGCCTGTTGCTGTGGTATATTTTCAGGGATATTAGTCGCTGGTCTGTAATAGTCAATGATGCTGTGAGTTGGCGGTGGATTACTTACGTTGAAATATGTGTTGGCCAGAGCAGATGACACCATTGTTGTGGCGTCGCCGTCCAGAAGATTTGGGTCGTATTTCTGCACCACTCTAGTCTCATATTCTTGAGTCGTTAAATTTTTAGAACTGATTCTCGTGGGAGCACCATTCATTAAACGATCAATGGAAGAGAACTGAGTTGGTAGCTTGTACGCAAGGATGTTGTTGTCATTGCGCAGTAGAGCGTTGGTGTTCAATGCATCTGACTGCTGAAATGTCTTGACTGAATCGCCTTGAAACAGCTTCTCGATGGTGACGTAGTTATATGCCTGCTGTTCGTTTTTTCTGTTTTCGAAATATACGTACGATGAAGATTTATTGGTCGCTGATACTGACAGCGATCTGATTCTTTTAATGGCCGCATATGGATTTTCATTTTGTATCAGGATTTTCTGAGGCGTCATAGTATCTTCGAGAGTGATTAATTTGCCGCTTCGCAGGTATGTTTTATGTACGTCCTGAATCATCTGCGAGCAGAGCATCTTGTAGCTCTTGATGACGTAATTGGTTTTGTCATGCATAGCTTCTTCTGACACGCATTTCAATGTGTATGACTTACCACGCTGTGCACCAACAGAAGACAATTCAGCTAGCTCATGAACAGCGAACACATACTTCGCAGAAATGCTTCCTAACACCTTAAACGAGATAATGACCATCTCATCACCAGCAAGAATCAAAGTTCCGAGTTGGTCTTGAGTGTCCACGATCATGACATCGCATACTGTACCAGGAGCCAATATACTCTCGTAAATTGATGCCGACACAAAGGATGTGGACATATCCAACGTTCCTCTCTGAGAAAGAAACAAGAACGTATCTACGTTGATATCACCGACTGAATAACTACCTGACATGGATTACTTCAATATCTGTTTGAGTTGAGTGGAAATCTGAGTTGAGTATTGGCTGTTTAAAACACGAATTGATTTATTCTGTTCGTTGATCTCAAACTCATAATCATAATAATATACGGGCGACCAGTATATCGTTTCGAGTGATGGCACGTTATTAGCGAGCATGGTAGCTGACGAGAACACAGTGTTGCTCATGCTCTCCGTGCCATACAGATAACTTGATCCTGATGGCGTTCCCGTTATAGTCCCGAACATATGCTGAAGCGTAACGTATGTTGAATTCGCGAAACACACCTGACCATTACCAGAAACTGATGGAGAGAATTTCACGTTTACGATTTCATCAGTAGAGAACGACGTACCATTCGCAACAGCATACGTAACGATCTGATTGGTAGAGATAACCCAGTCCTCTTTTTTTCTGAGGTAGTAAGCAGCATTAGTATCAACATACTCGTTGTTGTATACTGGGTAGTAGAATTTACGAAGAGAAGGATCGAGCGAGTTAAACGTAGATAAGCTAACCGCATCCGGATTAGCATACCAGTTGTTTCTGAAAAACTTGACTTTGTTGGTGGCGTTGTTTAACGAGCCATATTTCTGAACCATGAATGCATTGAACGTATCCTGATCGATGTACCAGTCATAGTAAGGATCAATGACCTTGTTCGACATATACAAAATCCAGGACATGTATTGATCGTTGTAGTAGCGATCAGCGATATTGTCTGGTCGTTCGTACTGTTTCACATCGTACAGATAATACAGATTTGGATTGGCATAAACAGAATTCAACAGAACAGCTTTCTCCGTGATGTCTACTGCCGGATATCCGTTGTATTTGATCACAGGAAATTTAGCGAAGTATTTTTCAGCCATTGTTTATTGCCCTGGTGTTTGTTGTCATTTATCTCGTAGCTCCGACGCCAAGATTAGATGTGGAAATGTCAGGACCTTGTGTTATACGGTTAGCAGAAGCATAATTGTCAGAAGTCCAAAGTTCGATTTCTTTTAAACCAACGCTAATATCAACGCTCCCTGGAGCGCCTTTGCCGCCTTTATAGAAAGCAGGAATACCGCTAGAATTATAATGAGCCGTAAATGATTGGATCACGCATGGTCTAATTTTATAAAGATATTCGTCGGAAGGATTAAGGGAAACCATCGCTATACTTGGATATCCAAATAATAAATACGCATTGTTCGGAGAAAGCGATGGTAGCATATGATATTGAAAAGTTCTGATAATTTGTTTAATCAAATCTGATTCTTCTGGACTTCTGGGCATTAACTTCCATCTAAAATTATGGGTTTTAAACTCAACTGAGTTGAACAATACAGATTGGAATGGATTTGCCTGGATGCCAGCAAGAATACTGGCTTGTCTGCCGACTGCAGTATTCATCAGACTAGTTATAGCATAAGAAGTTGCTATTGATGCAGCTTCGCCGGATAAATTGGTGCCATTTTGTAATCCTGCACTAGCTAATCCAGAATTTATCATGCCTTGTAAATTACTGGTCGTTGGGTTATTGATGACGCTACTGATGCTTTCTCGTATTGACGATAACAAACTATTGGTCGAACCACTAATATTGTTTCTTTCTTTTAGTAGTTGTTCAGCGATCAACCCGACCGCTCTGCTGCTACTAGGAGTATCGTAATTCGCGCGAGTATCATCGCTCAAATTATCCGGTATTGGTAATTGAATCGAGCCAATTCCAGAAGGCGTGGTTATTGGTATTGCGGTTGCTTGATCTGCATATGCTCTTCTTTGATATTTTTGAAATCTAAATTGTATGTAATATTTTTGATCGTTTGATAACAAATCACTAGGGAACGTGATGTTTTGTTGCAACGTTGTGTTTCTCTGCGCGCCAGAATTTACT